GTTGAAGGTGCGGAAGCTGGTGCGGACGAGCTTGGCATCGGGGCCCTTGCCCTCCAGTTTCTCCACGGCGGCGAGACCCTCGCGGAACTTGATGTTGGCGAGAGGAATGCCGATGATCTTCGCGAACATCTGCTTAACCTCATCGTCGTCGGCGTTGTTACCAACGGCGAGAGCTGCGGCATCATTAGACGGAGTCATAATGAGGTCAGCACGCATTTTGTAACCGATGGCGGTGCGCCACTTGCTGTGGTCCATATCCTCGAGCCATGACTGCTCGTCAACCTCCAGGATGATATTCTTCCAGCCCTTGCGCTTCATAGCACGGACAACTCCACGCACATCCTTGACGGGATCTGCGGAAGAGCCCTCGTGAGCGGTGTCCTTGTTGGAAGCGTCGGTGTACCAGCGGTAGTTGCCGTGCAGGGTGGTGACATTGGCGTCCGGAACCATTGCATAGAAATGCAGGCCCTTGATACCGCGAGGGTTGTTGTCGGCGGTGAGGGAAAGTTCACGGTTGGAGACCATCTGGTCGCGCTGGTAGGTCATCGAGAGCTCGTGGGCATTCTTGATGTCAGTGTGACCATTGAAGAGGAGATCCAGGGCGTACTGCTTGGCAGTGGTGTTCTGGAAATCGAGCTTCTGGACGGCATCGAGATACTTGCGATAGTCGTCTTCGTCCCAGATGAAGCGGGCTTTCTGGACGGGGACAACGCCACGGCTGGACTCGAAGCCTTCAGTTCCGAAAGGAATGGCCTCAGAGTCTTTGTCAGTATAGGTGGCCATCACCTTCAGGCGGTTGCTGACAATCAACTGCTCGTAGTCAAAGGTGAGGCTTGATACAGGATCCCATGAGAATCCGTCAAGGTTCAGATCCTGCAAGTTGCCGAATCCAACAACATCCTTGATATAAAGGCTGTAACTCTTAGCGGAAAGGATTCCAGCTTCTGCCATCAAGGTATAGAAACCTTCACTATATTTATTCATAGTTCTTTCCTCCTAAGATTAAAGTTCGTAATTGAAATCGATGTTCGACAGGGCGTCCTTGTAGAAGTCCGGCATCGCGGGGATGCGGTCTGCGAGGATTGCACCTTCGGTCACGACGGAGATGGTGCCGAGCGTGGCATTGTCGGAATCCACGACAACCTGGCGCAATGAAAGACCGTTCGGAAGAACAGCTGCCTTATTTGCACCAGCTGCTGAGACAATCACGAGGAGGTCGCCATCAGCAAGGGTGCCAAGGTCGTTTGCAGTAATGGTGAACTGATATTTACCAGCATCAGTACCAGTCAGAGGAGTGGCAGCACCAAGTGCGACAGCCTTTGCGGCTACGCCAGCTGAGGTCATCTTGCCGACAATCATACCCTCTGCGGGAATGATGTTGGTCTGAGGCTTCAGGACGAGAGTGGTCGCAGCTGAAGAGACGGCGCCAACCACAGTGAAAGTAGGAAGAAGAGTGACAGTGCCACCCATCTTGTTGAGGCGGACAGGCATACCAGCGGGATAGATATCACCCTTGCTAGCGCCCGAAATATCGAATGTGCCGCCCGCAATCTTACGCTTGTTAACCTCCAGCCACACCGGCATAACGCTGCCGGGATACTGCTTGGTCTCAGGCGAGAAAAAAGCGTTACCGTAGTTGCTCATTTCTGAAAATTTTTTGGTTAAACTTACTGTTCTTTGGGTAGACGACCTGCCTCTTGCAGGCGTTTCTTCTCAGCGCTCCAATCTATTGTGCCATCCTCATCTACACCGCTCGTGTCTGCCACGAAAGGTTTTGATGTGTCAACGCCCTTTCTGGAAACAGCCTTGTTGAAGTAGCCGGTGGCCTTCTCGGCCAGCTCTTCGGCGGTCATCTTGTTCCCGGTGGCCTCATTCAGCTCAACCGCCCGATCCCATGCATCGTCAGCTTCGTCCTTGTACTTCTTGGCGTAATCGCCACCGAAGAACTGCTCACGAGCACCTTCCAGCGCGGCCTTGGTTGAATTGAGGTTTTCCAGAGCGGTAATTTTGTCAGTCAAAGGAGTAACTTTTGCGTCAACGGCGGCGTTAACGGCGGCAGTAATCTGCTCAATGAGCGTATTGCCGGTGCCACCACCTTCTCCACCTTCGTCACCTCCCTCGCCTCCTTCATTACCTTTCTTCTCCGGATGTTTAGCCTTATAATCCGCGAGTGCGCTTTCTGCGGTCTCTTTTGCGCGAGTGAGACCAGCAATTTCACCCTGGATTGATGTGGCAAGGAGTTTAACATCGGCGCCCTTTACAGCGGCATCAATCTCTTCCTCCTTTGTGACAGACCCCTTCGAAACAATGTAATCAGCGAGCCTGCCAATAGTTTTTTCGCTAAGCCCAAGCCCTTTGTATTCGGCACTCAAAGCTTCTTCGATTTTCTTCTTCATAAAAAATTTAGTTTAGGATTAACTCTTTGCCACAAAAATAATAACAAAAATGCTTCATATCAAAATTCTGGCATTAAAATTGCTAGCGACGCGCAACTCATTGTTTTCTACTGCATTATTTTTTATATATTTGCCGTGTATGTTTCGCTTAAAAGACCCGGATATAAAATTTCCACCTCTCTACGAGCATGTGGAGAGAAAATTGCCCACAGTCAAAGATAAAGGCTGGGACAAAGTAGGGAATTTTACGCTTCGAGAAAAGCGGGATTTTATGCCTCAGCCTGGACTACAGGAAAAGTTCTGTCAGTGCGATAGCAATATTATTTTTCTTTGTGGAGCGGCCACAATGGGAAAGACGTATTGTATGCTCATGAAATTTCTTGAGGGAATGGACAAACCGGGATTTTCCGGGAGGTTTATCTCCATGCGTCTTGCGGATTCAAAGAAAGGTACATCTATTTATAGGGATGCTGTCGAGCTGCTCGGAAATTTCGCCAACTGCGAAGTGTCTTCCAGTGACTCTCCGACTTTCGCCTGGTCAAAATATAACTCCGCCGTCCAGCTCATACACTCCAATTTTAATATAGATAATCCAACCGAGTGGGATGATTTCAAAGAGCTAGCCAAAAAAAATCAGGCAAGTAAGATTCAAATAGACGAAGGTTCAGATATGCCGTTCAGGATGTTCACCTACTGGATGTCCCGTAATCGTGATTCGTCTGGAATAAAGCCACAGATAACTATGTCCTTCAACCCGGAATATACGCACTGGACCACAACCCTCCTTCTTAATGGCGGATATATCGACCCGATGACATATTACATAAAGCCGGAGATGAATGGAAAAACAAGATATGTCTATTTCAAGGGTGATGATGTAAATGATGTCCTTTGGGGTGATACACCGGAAGAGGTTGCAGCAATGGCGGGAATTGTCCTATCAGATGCTGACCGAAAGGCCGGTCTTACCGAAAAGGATATGGTAAAATCCTTCACAATGTTCACCGGAGAGGCTTCCGGTAACCTCAAACTTGTCTTCGCAACAGCGGGCGGGTCGGTGGCAAACCTCCACGCCACAGGTGCAACTCAGCGAAACATTCTCAAAGGCGCATATTTCGGTCCGGTCAACAACGATAAATCTTCGATTACAAAGCAGATGATTCTCGACCTTGTAACCAATCCGGTAAATTCGGACGAGAATATGTATGCAACAATGGATATTTCGGGTTCTGTGTCGTCTCAACAACCGGACGCCTGCCAAATGGTAATATGGAAGGGGCTTCGATTTATTGCCATTGAAAATTATTATGGCAGAATGAATGAAATTGCGCCATGGATTATAGGAATGCTCGCAAAATACAATGTCCCGCTCGATCATTTCGCCTTTGACGCTACAGGTATGGGTTTCTTCCTCAAGGATTTTATCAACGCCAACCCGATAACCAGCAACAAGACGGCGCTCCAAGAATATGATGAAAATGGGAACCCGGTAACTTTTGAGCAATATTTTAATATCAGAAGTCAATTGCTCGGCAAGATGAAAGTCTTAATTGAGACCGGGCAAATCAGCACAAGTATGGACTTAAACACAAAGATACCATACGGGAAGAAGGGCGAGCTTAGAACTTTGCGCGACATCCTTTTTGATGCCACGGACCTTTTTGTTGCGACAACGAAAAATAAGCGTATATATTATCTCTCGAAGGATGAGTATAAAAGTCGACATCAGAAAAACTCACCAGACCTTATGGATGCGATATGTTTGAGGGCTTTTTGGGAACTCGACGCCCGCCCGAAAAAGCAGCCCGCTCCCGAGGTTGAGGAAGATGCATACGATGGACTATATAATTACTATGGCATGGGCAGTCCTGCTGTGGTGTACATTGATTAACATATAAAAAATCGCATTATGGATGTTGGTAGTTACATTGATAAGACCAAGAAAAAACCTTGGGTACGCCGCGTAAAGGATGATTCGCCGGGCGGCAGCGGATATAAGCTACAGAATATGACGCAGGAGGATTTCTTAAATGAGGTCTGCTCTGCGGCACATAAGATCAACTCGCCCTTGATGTCCAGAAGACCCATCTATGGTCCGACTGGCGAGAAAAACAAGGACGGTAAAGAAAAATGGGCTATAATAGGATACGATGATGTAGAAACCGTTCCCATAAGCAAGCAGTGGGAGATTATCTCAAAAAAGATCTCTCATTTTGCTGCGGATGGCTTCTGGACCGCTTCGGAGAGTAAGGATGAAGAGGCATTCCAGACTATGATGTCTTGGGCAGATACCGCCGGAATGAAAACTGCCTTCATTGAGGCGATGTGGCACGCCATGAGGACTGGCGATAGCGCCGTCTATTGGTATCAGACCGACGATAAAGACGATCCCCTTCAGTATGAGGTATACGGCTATGAGGAAGGAAGCACACTCTTTCCGCAGACAGATTTTAATGGGAAAAAAATTCTGGCCAGAAAATATAAATTCAACACACACGACGCGGTAGATATCTTTATGCCCGAAAAAATCGAGACATGGATGATGCTCGACGAAGAGATGGATGACTACCGTCAGTTTGTACCAGAGGGGGCTAATCCAGAAAAATCCGAAGATGGCTATACGCTCGTGCGAAGAAAAGACGGTCAAGCCGGTAACTTATGTCAGTGTATCTATTTCCATTTCAATGATATTCCGTCAGGCGTAGTACAACCCAGTATCGAAAAGCTCGAGGATGCAAAGACCTATGTCGGCGAAAATGTGAAAGGAACGGCAATGCCCATCCTGTTCCTAAAGGCCGAAAAACAATCAAGCCTACCGCCGTCAAATCTCGCAAACAAAGCTATCGGAGTTAAAGGCTCTTCAGATAGCCTTGCTCATGCCGATGCAAAATACCTTGCACCACCGGATATGAGCAATATCGCAGATTTACATATCGACGGGCTGGAGAATGATATTCGCGACGGAGCAATGTCAGTGAAGATAGACCCTGAAATTATCAAACAGGGTTCCGACAGTAGCGCGACAATGAAGATCCTCTACGCACCTGAAGTGCAATGGGCGCAGATTCATTGGCCGGAAATATTCAAGTCCGCCAAACAAATGATGCTTGTATTTAAAGCGTTGGTCGGAAAAGTTGAAGGTGATGTTCCGAAATACAGCGAAATGCGCATCTCTGTCGGACAGAATATTTGGATTCCACAGAATGCTAAGGAAGTCCTCGAAATGGAACTCGACCAAGTATATGCTCGTGTTAAATCTCGCAAATCCGCTATGCAGGACATTCCGAACTCTCATATCGGCGATGATATTCAAATCGAGAAGGAGTGGGAGTGGGAGCTAAAGAAGAAGCAGGAATATGGCACGAAGGCTGAAGCGGACGACCCGAAGACCAATCCTGGAAAAGTCAACAACCAAGCCTCTGGTAAAAGCATTCAGAATTAAAAAATGACTATATTTGTACGACTGTTCTAGCCATTTATATTGTGTTATTTTCAAAAAGGGCCGCCCATAAGAGCGACCCTTTTCTTTGCAAAACAAAAACATCAACTATAATGACTTAAAAAGGTCCAGAATCACCATCTGCGGCTCGAGAGGCTGGTGCTGACGCGCCCTCAATCTTCCAGTCGAAACAATTTGCGGTAGTATACCAACGATCATTGTATTCGCGGCTGGTGACATCATAATAGAAGGTTCCTTTCTGACCTTCCTTCAGCCTACCAAACTCCTCGGCTTTGCTGTTACTACACTCCAGCGCAATTTTCTCGTTGTACCTTCCGTTCTCAAATTCTACGACAACGGTCTGTCGTATCCAGGGGCCTCTCTGCCCCATGCCCGTCTGTGCGGGCGGAACCGCTACTATGCGGCCTGTTACTTCGTTCTTCATTTTACTCGTATGTTATATATAGGGGATGTACGCAAATTAAGTGCCAGGAATATCCAACAATGTCTCTTTCTTATATTCAAAGCCATTATCGACAGCAAATTTCTTTGCCCGACAAACCTCGCACATATCCTCACAATTCTGCTCACAAAAAACGCGATAAGCACATTGGCTACAACTCTCAGGTAAATATCTACGGGGTTGCTCCTCCACCTCTTCGTCACCATCGAGAAGACCGACTTTATCCATCAACTTAAGAATAGTCTCGGGATCATCGGCTTGCTCAATATTATCCGCGAGGGACATAGCAAATTCTATAGCCTTGGTGCGAGCCTTCGCCTTACGCTCTTCCATGCTAGCCGTCGGTTCCGCTTTGACTGGCGCCGGATGGAGAAACTGCTCCAAAGTCTCGCTGTATGCTTCAAGATAGGTAATCGCTTCCTTGCTGGCAAAAAATTGCTTCACAGCATCCTCCATAGCGGCCTTCGACTTTGATGCCGCAAAATCCGGTCTGGCAAATGTGACAAAAGCATCCTTCCGGGAGCAGCCAGAGAGAACATACCAAGTTAATGCTGCCATTTCTGGCTGGGTCAACTTGGTCACAAAGCCTTCTGGTCTAAGTGGTATTTTTGAACTGCTCATAAATTAAGGTATTCTTCAATTATTTGTTTGAATTGGTCGAGGGATCGACACAAACGGTAAGCATAGCCTTGTGATTCGACGAGCTTCTGCCAAGCGATTTGATGCTCGGATTGTCGGCCTTTCTCATCCTTATACTCGATGCATAGGCCGTGGAAACCGTTTCGCGGGATAAGCATCAGCGTGTCAGAAACGCCGTGGTACACCCCCATAGAACGGCGTATCGCGCCAGTGATAGCGTTTGAATCCGCCCTGTTATTCTCGTTCGGAACGGCAAAATACAAGCCTCGATACTGGGGATAGTTATTCCAAAAAAACTGGTAACAGGCAGACTGTATCTTACCCTCGGGCATAGAATGATTTCTTTGCTTCGGCTGCTGTTGCGTCTCGATAATCATTCCTCACTCCATCCAACAATTTCATATTTCGACATATCAACTTGAATGGACCAATGAGTCCTATTCCAAACGGCTTTACGAAAAACACTCTTGCCTGTCTCTTTGTTGCGGAGCCAGACTTTGACTTCGATACCGGCGTTGGGATGTATGTCGGGACTTATCCAATTTTTCATAACCAACGGTTTCTTGCAAAGGTAGGAAAATTATTTAGAAGAGAAAATATGGCCGGTCTTAATGATTAATAAGGCGGTTCTCATGCAGCCTATGCTATCTGGCTCATATCTATATTTCTTTGTCAATAAACCTCATTATATCCGGGTTCTTTCCTTTCTTGACGAGACGTTCAATCTCGCGCCGTGTGCGTCGGTCGAAGGTGTACCAATAGTCGCCGATGGTCGCATCCTTGAACGGCTGGGCCTCGTACTCTTCGATGGTCATATTATTTATCTTCTTTGTTTATTTCTACAACTGCAAGCGTCAACTGTCCGACCTTATCGGAATAGATAAGAATCGCTCGATCTTCAATACGACCGCAAACAGGACCAATCTCTGCAACATCGGCAAAATAGTCTATGAGTTCGTGAAAGTATTTCCGCTTCATCTCGTTCGTTACGGCCTTCCTTCTATACTTTCCCGATATCTCATCCTCGGTGGAAAGATAACCGATGTTGCTGTCTTTCCACTCTCCATTCTGGTCAATTTCCTCATAGCCAGGGTCTGGCATAATCGGAAAATCAGGTAATTTTCGTTCCATATCTATTCGGCAAATATCTTCCTGTAATGCTCGCACAGCGCCTCGCGGGTGGGAAAGAGTTCGTTAGCGGTAAAGAACCAGGTAGAGCAGTGATGAACCTCCCCCTTGCTATCGGTGTAATCCCACGACACCAGCGTAACAGTATTGTTGATTTCGGTAATCGTTCCGTTCTGAATTCTCTGCTCTAAATTCAGATATACCCAGCACTTGTCGCCTACTTTCCAGTCTGTTTTCATGCCCATATCCCCCTTATTTCGTTAGTTAACTCGCGGAACCGCTTTAATCTTCTTTTGTGCCTTATTTTCATAATCACCGCGCCTATAGGATGCTTGCGTTTCCATTCTATGACTTTTTCGCTATATATATCCACAACAAAACGGAAAACATCCTCATACGCATCAAACATATCATGGTTACCATCTCTCATTGCGGACATCTTCTTTTTAGAGATGCGCGAAAGAATATCATTAAGAATGGCTATTTGGGGGTCTTTATCTATTTTCATTTCTCGTATTCGCTTTTCTTATTTCTTTGTTACCCAATACCCACTCTCAAGATGCACCAGAAAGCCCCTGAAATTCCTGCACTTCGACTTGAAATACCTCGTACAGTTCATCCCGTGAAGACGGTGAACAGCCGCCGACAGCAAACGGAACTCCTGGATGCGAATTTCACAATGATGCGGCCTGCCTATCTCCCGCATGAGTCGCACCATCAAGTCGATGTCACTCTGCTCAACCGGCTTCGGCTTCATCATATCCTCTATCGCCTTTCTGCTCTGCTCGTCCAGCTCAAACTCGCAAGAGAAGGTCGTTTTTTGCGCCGGAGTCCACCATATACCATCCGTGGAAGGCGCGGTCAGTGTCATATCCATATCGTCGGCAACCCCAAGTTCCTTGAACTCGCCCGTCTCGCGGTCTAATATACCGACTTTACTCAGCCCCCATTCTGGTTTGTTTCGCGTTATTGCCATATCTTTCCTTTTTCACTCTTGCTTGCAATTCTCGTGCCTAAAACAGTTTCGGCCCGATTCATCACTCGTATTCGCTTTTCTCTAAAAGTTTAATCTCGTCCTTCTCTATCAGAACAGCCTTGCCATCTTCGTCCTGCAGCCAGTCTTGAATAGTTTCAATGGCTTCCTGCACGACCGAGAAGGATGGCTTAACCCAAGGTCTTTCGTGCCAGTGAGGGCAACCATCGCAAGGTTCGGCTACAATCTGATTGCCTACGCCCTCTAACATCTTTACGCACACGGGGAATATGTCGCAGTCTACGCGTCGGTTCCGTCTAATCTCAATATCCATAACTACTCCTCCTCCATTTCTACAGTTATCTTCACTCGTTTTCCACGGAATTCGTCGAGATCAAAGGCTTTCGGTCTGTTCTGATTGAATGGAAAATAAAAACTTTGCGGTCCGCAGTTCAAATTGTCGGAGTACGCATCAACTTGAAATTGGAATCCGTTTTCGTCATATTGGAAACCGACGAGCCTTCCTGTTTGTTCTGAAATAATCATATCCTTATTTTTTCTGCTTCTCCCTGCAAATCCCGTGCCACTAAAACAGTTTCGGCGAGGAATCCGACACATCACGCTTAATTTTCACTTTCGACCAAACATTTTTCTCAAATACCCACCAGAACTTCCTTGCGTCAGCCTCAGTCTTTCCCGGATTGCAAGCTAAGTATGCTTTCATACAGTTCCGTTTTGCTTCATCTGGCTTCTTTAAGCCGACCTGGACACAAATTCTATCCATCCGCCAACCCTTCAACCGCATAGCGGCAGCGAACGCCTCAATACTCTCAGCCTCTGATTCCTCCTCTACCTTTTCCAGATGCAACTGATACTCATACTCCGCTGTGCGAAAGACATAGCCACATTCCTTGCAGATCTTCAGCGTGGTCGGAACAAGGCGGCCACAGCCATAATGTCCGTTACAGTCCTTCTTCGTCGTGTCGCATATCTTCATCGCCATCACACCAGATGACGAATGCTCGTCGTGTTGTAGGCTCCACTGCCGGTCTGCCTCGTACACACCAAACTTGGCGAAGTTTCGGCCGGCATCAAGCACCGTAAATTCGTGTTTCGTGTCTGTCACCCTGGAACCGCGCCCAGTCGCTTGCAGATACCTCGTGATTGAAACCGTGGCGAAGTTGAGGATTACAACCTCAATATCACGCTGATCAAATCCTGCGACTGCAACACCGACATTAACCAGCACCTCGAACTTGTGGTCTTTGAAATCTTGAAACACATCGCGCCGCTTGCCGCTATATGTGTCGTCGCTATCGAAGGAACCGGACAAGACATACTTAGCGGAGATCCCTCGCGCATTGAACATCTCTGTCATCTCAATAGCCTGTTTCGCTGATACGCAGAAGCATATAGCCCTCTTATGCGGAGTCAGCCGCATATACTCATCCACGATGCCGGTATAGATAGCCTTATTCTCGAAGCGCATCGCGAGCTGCTTGCGGTTATAGTCGCCTGTGCCGGAGTCGATGTTGAGCCCATCCAACGAAGGTGCGATAATCGAATAATGGTTTGACTTCGCCAGATAGCCTTGCGCGATGAGTTCCTTCGTCGATATGGTCGTGACCATCGCTCTGTAAATATCGCAGAGCTGCTTTTGGTGGCTTCTTCTGGCAGGCGTTGCCGAGCAGCCCAAGAGCCAGACATTCTCTCGCAGATACGGATGAACGAAGTCCGTACTACAAGAATGTGCTTCATCAATAACCACAAAATCAACCGTTTGCAACCAATCTATCCACTCTTGCTTTTCGATTCTTCGCCGAAGGGTCTGGGCCATACAGACGATACACATCCCCGTCGGCACCTTTTTGTTGTTTGGCGTGACATACTCGACTTGAATTCCCATTGCTTCCAGTGCACCACCGTTCTGCGTCAGAATCTCACAGCGGTCTGATAAGATAAGGACTCTATGCCCCTTCTCTATCGTCTTTGATGCGATATAGCTGAAACAGACGGTCTTACCGAACCCACACGCGGCCTGGAGCATTACCCTGCGGTAACGACCCAATGCCAATCTTACCTCCGAAACGGCGGTAGTTTGGTAGTCTCTTAGTTGAATTGCCATGTCAGAATACCACTACCATAGACGGGAACGGTGCTCCCTGCTTTGAATCGTTGAAATGCAGCCGGCCACGGATGAAACGGATTTCCTTGGCCTTGTGATAGATGTAATCGTGGAAGTAAGCCGTGTCTGTCCTGGCTGGTATGAGCATAACCACGACCTCGCAGTTCTTGCTCTCCTCGTAGCACTTCTTGACCCACTTGCCGATCTCGCGCCCGTATGGAGGATTGCAGAACACTCTCCGCCCCCCCCCCCCATTTTTTCGTAAGTCCGTCATCTTCAATAGTATAGTGTTTCTCACACTTAGCGTTCTCGTGCGTGCAGCATGGATCAAGATTGAAATGGAACTCCGCATCCAGCTCCTTGAAGAAGTTGGTCGGAGTTGCCCACTCGTTGCTATTCGATGAAAATAAACCTGTATTGATCATACTTTTTATAAAAATAAAGGCCCCCGGCTTGCACGGGACCTCCGGAACTCAATCCGGTGTGCTGTTTAGGCGGTGCCATACCCTGTTACACTAAGCCTTGTGGATGGGGCAGGACTCGAACCTGCGACTTGGCCTCGTGTATGCAGACATAGCGATCAACCGCCGCATACTCCTACATACACTGTCCCCCTCTAACCAACTGAGGTACCCATCCAAAAATTACTTACCAACCCCATCCTCCTCTCGGACGGAAGAAAAGGGAAAAAAGCAAGTCTGCAAAGTTCGGATTGTTTTGGATGGCACCGCCAAGTTCTGGCATTACATCCGTCATCTTCTCCGGTTGCTCGAAGCATTCTTTAGCAAAGACGCCAATCTCGTCCTTTAACATTTCTGCCGCTTCTTTTTCGGTTTTACCCTCCGATTGAAGGCGCTGATATTTCCCTTGCAGTTCTTTCCACTCCATAACTTCTAATTAAAAAATCGGTGCGAATTTCTCATGCCTCCTCCGCCAGTAGCGGCTGGTCTTGTCCCTCACCCGCACCGAAAGTGGTCAATCCTCGTATGCAGAAAAATCCTCGCCATCGACCTTTACATCGTAGATGGTTTCATCGCAACCGGCAAGGAGTGCTTTCGCAAACAAACGAAAAAAAGTTTCAAACTTGCTTTTGTTACAGTTGTTGTTAATCTCGAATTCTACTTTCATATTCTTTCTCATTAAAAGTCAATTAAAAAGGGAGCGTATGCTTTCCAGGGTTGCGGTATGGTCGCTATCCAGATTGCAGGCGCCAGGCTTTACCCAACGATAATAGCTTTCTTGCCGTTCACAGTGGCGACATCCACCTGGGCTGGTGAAATCATTCTATCAAAAGGACAAAATCCAGTCACATATATCGGGGTTTCATCTTTTAGACCAATCTCCTCGGCGGCTTTCTTCAGTGAACCTAAAGTCACCTTCAGAGAATGATCTTCAAAGACGTTTTTCGGCGAAGTCCATATTTCATACTCACCATCCTTTACTGTACCCCTATCTGAAGGGTCGTCCCAATCAGCCACCGTAAGCTCGCCCGGCCTAATTGCTAGTACGCGGAACCTTTTGCCCGCACCGGGACCTTTTTTGAGCGTAACGCCCTGTGTAAATAATTCTTCTGTAATCATCTTAATCAAGTTTTATATAATGCCAATAATCGTCTAATCTACCAAGTCTCGCAAACCACATTGAGCGAATGCTAGCAAATGACATGCCAAAATGCTTATTACAAAAATAATCAAATTCTTCGTCATATACACCGCCACGATTGTTCGTCGTCCTTATGAATGTCGGTTTACAAACCTTACCATCCAGAGTCTTGAAATAAGGGTCGACACCCAGCTCGTGATTCCAGAAATACTCGTCTATCGCATTGCTGGGGCAGAAGATCTCCGGCGCATATTTTGCCTCGATAGGGAACACCACCTCACGCCTAATTATCGCTGTCTTTCTTTTTGCCATATACAACAAACAAACATTCCTTCGTACTCAACACGCGCTTGCCATTGCCCTCCAGAATCGCATAGCTGCGCCATTTTTCAAAAGCCACTTTCCATGATATGCCATATCTCATCCGACATAACAAATCACACATCTTATCCTGCGGTATCAATGTCACACTCTCAATCTCGTATTCCGGACCATTGAAAAACCTCAGTGTGTCGCCAGTCTTCGCATCGAGAAAGTCCTTTGTCTTCGAATAATACTCTCCATAGGGTAGGAGTATATAATCCAGATAGAACTCGCCCGGCTCCTCATGCATCGGCTTAAAAATCCTCCGCTTCGAGGTCTTTAATTCGAATCGTCTTCCTGCCATATTTTCTCGTCATATCGTGCAAAGCCTGGATATACCCATCCATAGTCCTCACCACCATAATCCTATCTTCGCCCTGGGAAAGAGGGCTGCGGCGGAACTCGTAGGCAAACTCCTGCATGTAAGAAATGAAATCGTCGGTCGTGATTTTGCGCAGATGTGCCGGGACCTGCTTCCAATGCACCTTACCCTCGCTTTTGAATATCTCAATTCTCCCCGGATTGGGATACTCAAGCCACTCCTCGATGCCCATAAGATAAAAACGCATACAGAAAGGTAGGATGTACCATAGGTAGTTTTTCTTGATAATTCGATAGATGTAGTTTTCGGCTAATTTCATAAAGCGGTTCATCCTACCCCATCTGTATAGCGTAAATCGCCACATCTCCCAGTCAAAATCATCCGGCTCGCCAAGGACGCCAAAATCCCAGGCTTCCTTATGCTTCTGCACGAACTCTTTTGCCTCATAGTTGTCCGAAAACTCATACGCATCTATGACCCCATGCTTGAAGCAGAGGTCAAAGAAGCGTATAATCGTCGGGGCTGTGGTGCGATTTAAAGGAGTTTTCATTTCTTGGCTTTAGGTTCTTCGGGTTTCTCGATAAGCTCACCATTTTCAACAACCCATCTGCCACTCTTGAAGGCTGATGGATTGACCGGTGCATCAATCATCTTGTCGATGAGTATAACACGCTGACGCATCTCCTCAATGCTGGCGACATAATCCTTACGCGCAAACTTGAACACCAGTCCGCGCCAGGGGGCATCTATGGGGTCGGTATCTTCCATGATATTGTCGTCCTGATAGATATATTTGACAAGCCATATCTCCTGGACCTTCGGGTTGGAAAGGAACTGCCCAAGCAGCTGGTCTCCGTGGTCCTTCCATACGGCAAGTTTTTTCTCCTCATAAGCCGTTTGCGGATCGCCGAAAAACTCTATAGCCGTATTGCCGACCAGGGTTTTCAGTTCAATTACTACGGTCTCGTCCTCAGTAAATGCGTCTGGGGATGCTCCCAATGGACAATCGGGAGCAATCCAGAACGGTATATCACGCATATTCTTCGAATAAACCAATTTAATCGGCAGTATATCAAGATTGCGCTCACACCACAAAAAGGCATACGGCTCCTGCTCATTGCCGATATCCATAGTCTTGGCGGAAACGGGATGCGTAAAGCCGTGATTACGCTCCCAGCGCTTACTTCTGATATATGAAAGGTTGGTCTCTATGATGCCACCCTTCGCGCTCGTTATCTGTCCGAGCTCACTCGCCGTAATCATTCCGAGACGGCGTTTCAGCCATTTCTGTTCCTTATTCATCTTCAAAAGTTTCCTTGTACATCTTAACCATTTCGTCGGCATACTCTGCGACAATTTCACACTCTGACTCGAATTCGCCATCAGCGGTGCTGGCGACGCCCGACAAGGCCGCACATGCGAACCTCACCCACAACTCTTTTTCTTTTGCTTTATCCATAACATCAATGCCATTAGTCCGGGAAATCTCCAAGTTGCTTGATAATCTCCTGACGAATCTCATCCGTCTCGAAATCGTACCTCTCGGCAATCTGGTCTATGTCGAGATTACCTTCCTTGGCCCACTTAACAACCACCTCAATTTTGTCGGCGGTGATGACCTTCTTCTTCGCGGGAGCGGCTTCCGGCGCAGCCGGAATCTTACTGATGCGCAGACCCCAAGTCTCGCCTCCATCCTGTACATCGCGAGTCTTCTCGCGGGTTAGCCTCACTGCCACATTCTCCAGCCTTGCCGGATAACCGTCGCACTCGGGGAACTGCTTCACGAGCCTCTTGCGGTTCGTCGCATTCAAGATAAACGGCAGGTCGGTGTAGGGATTCGGCGCAAAATGCGCCACCCAGACTCCATTCTCTTTTCTTCCGTTGATCATTTCGCTCTCCTTGTACTCAATACGAGCAATGATAATTCGTTCGATGTCCTTCCCGTCGGGGAGGCACTCGATTCCCGCGTGGGTGAGCCTCCCTCCGACTCTGTAGTGAATTGATTTTTGATCTTGCATACCTATAATTTTATCTGGTTTCTTTCAATTTTTGTGCCTTTTTTGTGAGACTTATCTTCTTCTTAGACTCCTCGCTATGGTGTTTATTGTAGAAGGAGTTTTTCTCACCGATTTGAGCATTTCTGAACCTCTCCCTTGTAATAGGGTTATTTATATTTTCTTGGTGGGAGACCCATCTCAAATTACTGACCGTATCATTATCCCGAGACCCATCAATATGGTCTATCTCGGGCAAGTTATTTGGATTTGGTAGAAACGCCAGCGCGACTACCCTATAGACTTTTATACCTTTTGATTTGCCATCTCTATAGAGGCATACATATCGATATCCTTTAGAATTTTTGGCCGGAGAGAGAATGCGACCATAGCACCGACGATGTAATCCTTTTATATTGCCTAAATTGCTTACTTGGTAAAACCCCTCATATCCCGGGACATCCTTCCAAATTTCTTCCTGCATAATTTTAAAAAAAAGCCCGAATGTTTGGTGAATGGTACGAGCAAACACCTACTTATCCGGGCCTTTATATTTCCACATCGCCATCTCGTACTTGGCGTTATCAAAGGTAGGTAAATTTTACTGACTTTCCAAATCATTTAGCGGGGCTTTTAGCCCTCAAATTTTATGCCATATTATACTACTGTCCCCTCTCTTTTGGATAGTCAAAAACTTTATTTTTCTCCAAAAATAATTTTCTTAAATACTTCGTTTCGCGTTTATCTTTACCTAAAACGTAGGCATACTTATGCTTCTTTGGATATTCAACAACTTGAGACTCTTCCATTTTTTTCTTTGCATATTCACGCAACTGCTCTGTGGGAGTCCCAGTCCACGTTAACCCAAGCTCTCGACAATATCTTTTATATGCACTTTTTTGGCGAAAGAATCTATCCGAAACAACTTTACCGGTATAGGGGTTTATGTACCTTTTCTCGGCTCCACTCTTTTGTCCTAAATAAAAAAAATTACAAGCCTGATAGATTGTTCCTAATTCCTTTGCATCAGGATCACTATATGCAGTAAATAGCCGATAATCAGTGTTCTGTACCATCCATTTTATACACCACATCAAAAATGCAGATGCTAAACATTTGGGACTCCAAGAAATACAGGCTCCTCGAGATATGAGTCGCTCAATTTTGTCGGTATCATCTCCTAAAAGTTTTGAAAATGCGTTAGGAACGCTCATTAAAGTAACCCCGGCAAGAATTCCATGATATCTTGCAGTAAACCAATGGGTTGTATATTGGGGAATTGTTCCAAGCCATTCGTGTCTTTTTATAAAACCTGTACATTGAAGCTTTTTATCTTCAGTTACAACATTTTCAAAAACAAAATCTTCAACTTTTAACGCTTGTGCTTCCTCTAATGTCATTCCCGCCATACGAAGATCTTCGTCGAGATATTGCCTTCTCATTTCATATTGAAAACACCAATTCTCGTCATATTCATACCTACGACGAGAAACATCTCCTTGCTCGACGAAACCAAACAAATTACTCATCACTCCTCCTCCAGCATCTCTTCCCAAAAAGCCTCGTACACCTTATCGGGACAATTCTCGTGCTTACGAATAACCGCTATCGGAAACTCATTGCCATCCTCATCTTGACCGTAGATAACCTGGTCCTCCTTTGACAGCTCTGTCACTACCGACGAGACATTCTTGCCCGGCAGTTGAAATACCAGGAAGGCACCAACTAGACCGAAAATCATATATCCAATCGTCTCCAGCCCGAGATGAAAAAGCACATTGCCTCCAATCAAAGCTAAGCCCAAGGCCGCTATAATAAAGTTAGTCCTTCTCATGTTCTTTGTTTTCTTTAATCAAATCACGAACCTTCTCCCAGATCCAGTCGGCCCAATCGCCACACTCATGCTTAATCACGGTCTGAGGCTCTTTCTTATTTAACATTATAAGTAAATCGCCCAAAAAGCGATCGTACTCATCGATTTGTCGTTGCAGCTCGCAGACCTTATCCACGAGCTGCATGCGCTCGACCTTCTTAACTACCCGCCGCTTCATCTTCCTTCAGCACCTGTTTAACTTTCTTCTTAAAGCGCCCATTACTATCACGCTCCATTGTCCTCTTCTCCTTCGGCGATGCTTCCACATACTCCTGCACTTGCTTCACCTCCTCGATCGCAATCTTCTCCTCCGTAGGGTCTTCCTTGATTTCCGCCAGACCCTCGACACGCTGATTGTAGTAATTTACAATCGTCATCTCAACATCATTCACGAATTTCTGGTCCGTCGTAAGCGTCATCCCGATGCTATAGATGATCTCACAAAAGCCGATGATGTTATCGTCAGTCTTCCCCGCCAAAAGATACCCATAGGGATGCTCTCCGGCAATGAATCTCGCCTTGAAATTACCGCTCACGCTCTCAATGTCGAGCCAGAAGCGTCTGAATGTCCACTTGAAACCACCATGCTCGCCCTTGCGAACCACGGGATTGGCTACACTAAACAGCCACGCCTTTTGAATTTTTTGAAATAGCTTCATCTTTGATTTTTTTTATGGTTTGTTTGTATTTCATCCAAATCTCGATTTCATCGGGATAAAAATTAGGCACCAGCAACATATCCCTGATAACCGCATTGCCGTAAGACACCAGACATCTCTGCCTCTTTATCTCTTTGGCAATCTCTTCCTGGGTATATCCATCCAATGTCATAGCCCATCCAATCATATACCGATAAAAGCTATACCTGCGACTCCTTACAGTGCAATCAAAGCCCAAAAGCTCGTTCATCACCTTCACATAATCATGCTTCGGCAATGCGCTCTTCTTAATGGGCCTCTCAAAACATTCCATCCAAGTGCAAAAATTACATTTGCGGTCACTGTCCGCTACATTCCAAATACAATCATTCATTTTCTATTGTGTTTTTTCCATTCTATCATATCACCAACATCCGCTGTCGGGGGAATCTCTTCCAGCGCCAGTCCCCAGCTGTCCCACCAGGGCCATACATCGCCTTTTCCAGCCCATTCTGCCCTCGCATCCATATCCGGCACAAGCATCATCCCCGGCTCCACCTCCCGCAGATTACCCTTACCTCCGGTCGCAAGAAACCGCCCGCCATAATACAAATAAGCCAATAAGACACTTTTTTCTGACTCCAAAATATAAGTTTTTCCACTTCGATCTGGAAGATGACTGCCAAAATAGCACCTTCCGCTATAGCCGTCACCAACCCTATACTGCCTTCCCGGAAAAAAGCCCTTATCGCGATGTCCATCCTCTCCATAGGCTATTCTCTTATCATACAGGATATGCCCCTCGTGGTCCACATACCAATATACCGCATTACGCTTCGAATCTGTCGTCACATTATACTTATTCCAAGCCTCACGCACTCTCTCCTCCTCGAAAAGTGTACACATCCACCGAAATAGAGGGCAGCCCCCGATATCATACCGCCTCGCAGCCTCCAGCACATCCTTACCCACATACTCCACCTTGCTTGCAACCCTCTCCCGCACCTCGCGGTTCCAGGTCATAGCCTGACTCTCGCCATTGATCATCTTCAGAGCATCCGCCCAGTCCGCAGCGCCACCGAACTCAAGCAGCCATTGCGGAAGGCTGATGCACCTGCCGCCCTCCTCGCTCACCCAGACGCTACCACGGCTTATGAATACCTTCAGCTTATCTCTCCTATAGGCATGCCTATCGCCGTTGAGATAATACCCCCCCATAAGACCTCGCGGCCCGTTCTGGCGGAGCTCCATGCCCATCAACTTCGGCGCATTCTTCAGTGCTACTAAAGGATCATATTCAAATCTTCCCATATCTTAAAAAGGCAGCTTACTTTCTAAATCATCATCATCGCTATCCGCAGCTCCACGGTCCTCCACGACATCCTTCTGCGGCAGATAATACCAATAACCATCACTCCTACGCCTGCATGCGAAGCCCATCTTGCGGAACATCTCCGTAAATGCCTTCTTATTCTTCGGCGTCTCATTCCAGTCATTGCAATAGCGTATATAATCACTCATCCATTCCTTCAGCGACTTCCAGCCCTCGCCATACTCGTCCTCCGGCTCACCGGCATAGAACCCGTGAGAGTCTATCCAGCGCCTCAGAGAGTTCGCATTACGCTTCATCTCCTCCACAACCTCCTTCACGGAGGCTGACATCTCTATCTTGCCGCCATTGGCGATGAATTTCTTATATCCCTCCAGCATCCAGTTGAAAATCGCCGCCTTGACCTCCGGAGCCTTCAACTTCATCTCCAGCATAGGATCTTTGTCGCGGTCATCAATGTGATTCGGCGCCAGAATGATGAGAAAACGCCGGAAATAACCCTCTGTATCATCCGTCGTCGGCGGTATCGTATTGGCGCAGCACAGCATCAGCGGTATCTTATCCACCTTCGTTGGTCTCTTACTATACGGATGCCTTCCCGTAAACGCCCCACCGGACACAAATTGCTTGAAATCACCTCCCGAGAAGTCCTTATTACTGACCTCATCGCAGTAATTCACTATCTTACCGTTCACGTCCGCCAGATGATACTCCATCTGGCTGCTCTTAAAGAGCTGCTCCGGCGAATACGAGCTTGCTACCGCCGGTCCCAAGGTATTGACAACAGCCTTACAGATGATACTCTTGCCATTCTGACCCTCGCCAACCACGAAAGTGATATATTCTATCTTATACTCCCTACGGTCCGCAAGGAAACAACCGCAATATTGCTGGAAGGTATCCCTCATCGCATCATCCGAGATAGTCATACCCAGCACCTTATCCCATAAGGCGCTGTTCGCACCCTCCATATAGTCGAAATCCAGCACTATGTCGGTCTTATATTTCACATCGAAATCCTTCAGCCTCATATCCACCAGGTCCATCACCCCGTTCGTGAAGCATACATACCTCCTGTCCGGCACGAAAGTACACCTCTCGTCGCCCTTCAGTCGGTTCATGCAATAATCCTTCACTATCTTGGCGCTTCCCGTCTGATACACTATGCCCACATTCATGCGCTCCATCACCTCGATGATGATCTCCAGCAACGTCTCCTCTATCATCTCCTCGAAATAACGCCCGTTGAATACATAAAGCATCCCGTCCTCATCCACCTTGAAGAAATCATTGCCTTCATCACCCTCCACGCCACATACATAGCGGCGGAAAGCCTTGCAGATGCCTGCCTCCGTCTTCTTATTCACCCTCTCGTCACTCAGCCCGGCATTCTCTATCGTCGGTCCTACTGTGTCAACAAGGTAATCCACTATGTCTGCATATTTCATCGAAAACTTGCGGTTTTTCTCAAAAAAAAGCCGGAACAAACAAGAATCCTCTCGCGAGGTGGGCATATCCTTGTCTGCTCCGGCAACATATCTCTTCTCGCGCCATGCCCAAAAAGCGCGTGGGAAGTCAAAGTTACAAAATCTCTCCCCTTATTTCCAAATTTTTCTTCATAGCACCCCGAGGAGGACTCGAACCTCCATCTCCTACTGCAAATCCGCAAGCGCAGGCGACCATACCATTATACCACCGGGGTCCACCGATGCCAGCAATTGGGCTATGAAATTACGTCTGAACCCTTTATCCAGTCCTGTCACCGAATTCACAAAGAGACTGAGGAGCGACAAGACCATATTGCTGACTTACCCTGATGCTCGGAGGACATCAACGAACCTTAATTCAGACTACCTCAAAGACATGTTTGTAATGCTCTCTACATTCATCCTCACTGGCGAACACCTCGCGCTCGGTAAGCACCATCCGGTTCTTCATATCATACAACACTACAGACCCGTCCAGCACATCCTCGCCCTCCTCGTTCGCGTGAATTCCCGTAGCCATAATCCTGATGCCCTGCACCACCGCGCTCTCGATCTTCTCCTCCGGAGCGTTGAAAAACCACAGCTTGTCACAAATTGCAAATTTCGTTTCCATTCTTATATATTTTATTAGGTTAGTTTCCTGTACTTCCATACCCACCGGCACCACGCTCGCTTATGTCAACTCCAGGCAGCCCCTCCAGCTTCGCAAGCCACAGTCCGCCTCTCCACCGTTCAAACACGACACCCTCCAGCTCCACGCATTCCTTCCACACCTCGTGCCACAACTTCTCCTTGAGCGCATCCAGCGCCTCCTCTTTGCTCCTTCCAGATCCTACAAATACATCCATAGCCATCCTCCCGTCTTTCCTTTTCTCTGCAATGCCGCCCTCACACTCCTCACATCCAAACCACACGCCTCCGCAGCCTCACATACACTTCCATATCGCGCCACAAGCGTCCCATCCACATCGAACCTGCCAACATTACAAGCCCTAGGCTTCGGTCCTCTCTTCACTCCCGCCTCCTTCACCTCGCTCCACTCCAGGTTCTCCGCCCGGTTATCCTTCCGGTCCCCATTCTTATGCACCACATAAGGTCTCCCCTCCGCATTCGGCACAAACGCCCTCGCGACAAGATAGCTCACCAGCTTCCTGTCACCCCACAGCGAGACCCACTCGCCGCGAACAGCCTTCAGCGGAAAGCCGTCACTCAGCACTACGCCATCCTCGCGGACGCTGTACTGCCGGTCCAGCTTCTTCACCTTTAATCCTGCGCGAAAAGTTCCCATGACACAACCTCGTAATTTCCTTCCACAATCAGCCCGACACTACTCTGTGTCAGCGCATCAATGACAGCATCCTTGCCATCGAACTTGACAATCTGTCCGAGATGAAACTTACTCTTATCCATAGCCTATCTATATTAAATTAAACCCATTTCCCTTAACTTCCAGAAGCACTTCCTTGTGGCGCTGATATCGGAGAAGGCGTCATGTGCATCCTCGAAGTCGCACCCGAAGAGTTTGTTGTGCAGTTCAATCAACTTGGGCCACTTGTACCCACGGGCGCCTGGTATCTGGCAGAAGTCCACGCTGGACTTCATGGTGTCGATGGTCCTCATGCCGTCGATATAGTCCTTTCCCCACTGCCTCACCAACTCGGACCCCACCACGCTGGTATCGTATCCGACGTTGTGTCCGACCAGGACGTCGGCCAGTCTGGCTGCTCCCAGGAAGTAGTACACTGCCTGCTTGCAACTAACTCCTTCCTTGAGAGCCTGTTCGGTGGTTATTCCATGCACATTGGACGCGGCCTCCGGGATCTCGAATCCTTCGGGTCTGACGATGATATTGGCCTTGCTCAGGATTCCCCTGCGGTCATCCTCCAGGATCCATCCGAGTTGGACGAGCCTGGCGGCGCTCCAGTTGTCAAGGTCGGTAGTGGGCGCCGAATAGTTCCTCGGAAGCCCTGTCGTTTCCGTGTCAAAAAAGCAGTATCTCATTTATCGCATATTTATTTTTCAAAAGTCCCGTTGCCCTGCAAATTCCGTGCCACTTTTAAACAATTTTCCAAAATACCAGCCAATACTAATATCCCTCATTCCGGCTATGTCGGTCAGTGGCACCTTCTTCCCCTGGTCCATAGGCACCACCCGGCGGTTACTACTATCAAAAACGCCCACAATCCAACCTCCTTTCTTCAGTTCGCAGAGCAAGATCCGCTGAGAGCATCTGACAGGCACGCCCCGGAACTCCGCTTTCTCGCTGACAGCTCTGGACACCGCTCCCATAGTCACTCCGAACTCTTCAGCAAGCTCCTGGAGGCTTCCGTAGACCTTTGTCGGTGTAATATAGACCTGTTTTGCCATAGACTCGTGGTAAAAATTTGACTTCTTCGAAATGCGAAATTAGACCATTTTTTGATAAAAACAAGCGATTTGCCCAAAATCGTGTATTTTGTGCTGTTTTAACGAAATTGACACATCGCCAAAAATCAGCACTTTACATTTTTCCATGAACTTAGTGTAGCAAATTCTCTATATTATGTCTCTATACATACGACGACCCCCCTCTATTTTAAGCCACTTTTCCTATTTATGTTTAATAATACATTTCTTCATTAAAAACATAAGTTATTGAAATATAATATAATAGAGAGGAGAGGGGGCGTGTAGTTCTACGGAACTAGGAAAAATGGTTCATAGAGGGCATTTTTTGGATCTGGCGAACCCTTTATATGGGGCTTCGAAAAATAAGTAAAAAAAATTTCAGAATTGAACTGCTCAAAATGCGCAAGATATGGCATAAAGTCCCGTAACCCTTTGGAAATCAGACAGATACACCCGCTTGTCGGTCGTTTTGTGGGTGTGAGTTTTTTTGTAATTGACTAAAAATCAGACTGTTCCAAAAATGGCATTTTTGCCCATTTTTCGCAGCGTAACTGCCTAAAAATCAGCGTTTTAGCGCATACCAAGTCTGGCACAGATATTGCAATACTTAAGACGTTCTTTCAAATCATGAATTTAACGCAGCAGCCGGGCCGCTCTTGTGTGGGGGCCGGCCATACTATGAACTTGTATAGTGAAACATTGACAGGCAAAGGCCTCATTATGGCCAAATCGGCCGACAAAAAGGCCATTAACGCAGCATTGGCCGACGCGGCCAAAATGATTGAGGCCGCTTTCTCGGCCATAGTAAAGGCCGACGACAAAAAGGCCCGCAATGTGGCCAACGCGGCCAAAGGGGCCTGCAAGACAGCCGTGGCCATCGTGGCCGCTTATTATCCGCACCAAACGGCCGACGGCCGACTGCTGCGTAAAGCAGTGGCCGAAGATGGCCACAAGTACTGGGCCGAGAAGGCCGTGACGGCCGTGGCCGCAAGAGGCCTGCTGAGGGAGGCCCTTAAAGCATACATCGACAACAACGGCCGGCCAAACGTGGCCGTTCATGAATTGGGGGCCGCCGTTGAGGCCCCTGCAAAGAAGGCCACCAAATAGGTGGCCGACGGCTGCGGCCGCTTGATTACCGGCCGCAGTCACTATGGCCCCAATCTTAGGGCCAGCCATATCGGCCCCGCGCTCCGGCCGCGGCCGTGTTGACTGAAGCTCTTCGAAGAAGGGAACAGGCCGAGAGTCCGCCGCGGCCGATAAGCTAAGAAAAAGGACTGGGACAGCGGGGCCGAGCTATGGCCGGACGGTTCAGTGACTGAATTATCAAAGTTGTCCACATATGCAGCCGAGCAAAGAGCTTTGCGGTTGTTGTGGATAAACTGGATATGAAGGCCGAGCAACCATAGTGAGGGCGAGCGCTGGTTATTGTTGATAAGGGACAATAATTGAAAGAGAACCCACCGAAACGACATGGACGAAATTGTCGGAGTAAGTTTGCTATAAATGGACGACAGGACAGCGCGAGCAATCGCGTTGAGCCAAATCCTATATAGTTTACTAACGAAAGCTCAGGCCGAGAGAGCGGAAATGCATCGCGACGACATCGGTACAGCGCGGGCAAAAAGAACGGCTCCCGCCCATAGTTTAACCAATAGCACGGAAGGACTATGGGCGGTTATTATGTTTGGAGGGCGGACAAAGGCGCGATGCTGCCGATCGAATCGGTGTCCGTCCGCGAATAATCTTAAAATGAACGATGATGAAAACAATGACAGTGTTTGAACAACTCGATTTCTTGCGCGAACGGCGTACCTACGTAAATGAGCGCAAAGAAGCAGCTTTTGAGCGATTCGAGGCGCAGTATCCGGACTGGTTTATGAACGAGTCCGACGACTATGTTAAGACCTGCGCGGACTGGCGCAAGTATTTCCGCTGGTACAAAGTCTCAATTATGATAGGCGATCGGATCGACAAATTACTTGATGAATTACTTAAACAAATAAACATTTAACAACTAAAGCCGGGGACGGGGAGCGCTCGTAAGGGCGCGACCGAACAAAAATCCAAAATGAAAAAGTATGCAGTACTTAGGGTATGGAACACACTGAGCCCTGATGTTGTCTTTATGACCGACATTGAGCAGGATGCAAGGGATTTTGCTCGAATCAAGAAGAACGAGGAGGGCAAGACCTTTGTCGTCGTCGCCCTGGACGAGATAGCACGGGAGGATGAGTAACAGCCTGATTAGGGCCCGAAACTATCTAATGAACAGGTTCGGGGAATACGGCCGGATTAAATTTGTCTGGCTGATGCAGAAGTACAATTTGGGCCTGGCCGATGAGCTGCCCGAGAAGATGAAAGCGGAGGTGTACCGATGAAAAAGTTCGAGAAGATTGTGGTGGCGTTACTGGTAGCGATAGCCATTGAGGGCGCGATCTTGGCGGTGAATGTCGTCAGGATGGCGCAGAACGGCTTTGAGGTGGAGCTGAACGAAGTGAGTGAATGAGCCGAGGGCGGAGTCGGGTGATGCTGGCTCCGCTCGCTTTTTATGTATAACTTAAAAATGGACGACAATGAACGGATTTGTATTAAACTCACTGCGCAGGGCGAAGGTATCGACCTTGCGCAAAATTTATATGGCCGTAGTGGCTATACTGAACCCGAATGAGGTCAACAGGCAGTGGCGTAAACACTGCGTAAAGATGCAGAACGCTCTGAATGAGGAGCATTATTTCGAAAAGGGCTGGTATATGTGCCAGCATGAACTGCAAGATTGCCGCTATGGAATGGATTGAGGAAATACAACCCAGCTGGGGGCGCCCTGGGTGGCAGGCTGTGTTTAGATATAACGGTCAATATTATCTCGCCGATCTCACATTAGTATGTTATGAGATTGAGTGTATGATTTTCAAATGTGACCATACTGGTCAGTTTACTTTCAAAGACGCTTTGGGTGAATATTGCAATAGGGATTGCGAGTTTTCGCCCGAAGGACTGAAACAATGTATAGACGAATTTATAGAACAAATCAAAAAATAACCAACCTTTAAAAACACCTTATTATGAAAACAAAACTTATCTACACTGAAGATTTCGAGCGTCGCTTTGCGAACGCCGCAAAGAATGGTTCAACCGTATGCGCCGACATTTTGAAGGCCATCAAGACTCCCGACAACATCAAGGACGGGGTGAAGGTAAACTACATCACGACCGTCAAGGTTAATAACGGCTCGTATGACGGTTTTACGAGACGCTCAATCAAGGTGACTTACTGCTCAAAAGATTTCACCAATGACAACAACCCCGAGAAGGGTTCGCCCGTGGGTATGTGGAGAAGAGAGAACCGCGCCCAGTTGGATTTAGTACGATTCGTCGACCTCTTCAAGAGTCTCGAAGGGATACACTACTCTTCAGAGGACTATGCTTATGCGGCAGAGGTGCTGTCGATAGACGAACCGCTCGTATGCAAGATTCTGAGCGGTATGCGCAATATCGAGAAATGCTATGCGTATAGCAACTATGCTCCAATTGTGAGCAGTAGCAGCAATTCAAATACCCTGTGGAGCAGCTGTATGCGAAGCGAGGAAACCGCTGCCGTGGCGGGTGACTTCTATGCGAATTTCTGCGGAGCGAAGATCGTGGGTGTGTTCGGAGTGAACACTGGTGCAGTGTATGGTCGCGCAATCCTGTGGCCGGAGATTATCGTGCAGGATGAGAAGGGTGCCTTTTTGGACAGGGTGTATTTCACTCACGACTGCATTAGGGTAATGATGTATGAGTTCGCAAAGACTCAGGGAGTGAAGTTCCGCAAATATCAGAACACCTACGACAGTAAGGTGTATTTCGTCAAGTTCAGTGACCCGACCACCCGCATCAGGGCTGGCGTCCGTATCGCGGTGCCGCAGATTAAGTGGCACAAGGCTGGTAGTCCGTACACTGACACCTTCTCGTGGGTGAACTATGAGAATGAGCATTTCTATCTGTCGAATTATTGCACCGACTATTCGGTGGTCGCGACGGATTGCACAGGAACCACTGGTGCCAAGCTGCGCGATATTTGCCCCGTTTGCGGAATGGTACATTCGAGAGGTACCGCTCTGTGTAGAACGTGTGCGGACAAATATATGAAAAACACGATTGTCGGCCCGGTGTACACTGGCAAAGTGAATAAGAAGGGCGAGCCGATTCTGCCGAAGAAGTATGTGGAGGCAGAGAAACATATTCAGAGTCTTTAATCATAGGAGGACAATACAATGAAACTGTTAATGGATTTATATAAAGTTCATTCTCCCTCACATCACGAAGAAAAGATGAGGGCATTTTTGCTCAAGTGGATAGCTAAGAATGTCGAGAGCGCGAAGGTCACGACCGACAAGGTGGGCAACATCTTTGTTGTGAAGGGAGTGTCTGAGACGTATCCGTGCATCGTGGCGCATATGGACGAAGTGCATACTGTAAGACCGAAGAAGTTCAAGGTAGTGACCTATAAGGACAACTACATCCTCGGTGGCGATGCGGAGATACTGCGTCCGTGTGGTATCGGTGCGGACGATAAGAACGGCATCTGGGTGGCGCTGAAGCTGATGGAAAGGTTTGATGAAATGAAGGCTGCCTTCTTTGTGGGCGAGGA